GTTAGTACCTTTCTAGTTTAAAAGTTGAGTTAGTCTATTTACTCAGTCTTCCAAACATCCTTTCACTAAGATTGTCTTCCTCAGAAGGTCGTAGGTACTTGTCTTGTATTGGTTTGACTTTGTAGTGAGGTGAAGCTTCACCCTTTGACAGAGACTTAAAATACGCTAGAGCGAGCCAGTTTATTAGCCACACTCTTGCGATAAGATGGATCTTTTGCGTATCTGGGGTCTCGCATTGCTGCAGTTAGTTCTGCTGCACTTTGAAATGATCCACCAGAAGACTCACTAGCACTTCCTTGTGTTAGCTGTGGTTCGTTACCACCTACTTCTGTGCGATACCTTGCATATAATCCTTGTACTGCAAATTTGACTAAGTTTCTGTCACCAGTTTCTACACTCGCATTAAATGCAGAGATGTCATTTTCTGGTAAATTATCTTTTGCCCATTCAAGCATAGAGAGATAGCTATCTTCTCCACCTACACTTTGATAGACTTCATTATTTAAATCACCTTGTAAGGCTTCTTGACCTTGTATCCATGTATCTACAAGTGTCTTTGGAAAACCTGCTTTTGATAAAGCATCATAGGCTTCATTTGATAGCTCACCATTTTCTTCATATTCTTTTTGGAAGACATTAAAGTCTAACCCTGCTTTATCCATTACTTGTGCGACTTCGTTTTCCTGTTCTTGGATGGTCTCACGTTGTTCTTCTGTAATGGTTTCTTCTGCTTCTTGTTTTGGTTGCCCAAGTTTCTTTTCAAGTTCTTGGTAGGATGCCACAAGTTCTTCAGCAGATTTAAACTTTTCTGGAAGCCACTCTGGACGATTGGAATTGGATTCAAGCTGTTCAGCTTTTTCCAACATTGCTTTATCATGTTCTTGATTTGCATCTGGGTTTTCTTCTTGATGTGTATTTAAAATTTCAGCCATTTATTATGTCTCTGTCTGTTGTTGTTGAGTTGCTTGAGCAATGGCTTTTGTAGCTTCTGGTGTTGCTTTAGAAGCCATGTCAGCCATCATCTGTTCTTGCATTTGCTGTTGTTGCATCATCTGCATTTGTTCAGCTTCTGCTTGTTTTTGTTCATCTGATTTAATCAGACCATTCGTATCAATTCCTAGTGATGCTCCAAGCCTATCTATATAGTCGCTGATGTTCATCTCTGATTGAAGGACTTCAACACCAAGAGGTTGGAGATATTGTAAGAACTGAGCTAGTTTATTTAAATCTTGTCCTCTACCTAAAGCTTCCATTCCTGTCACAATGGTTGGCTTTACAGTATCTTTTGGCAACTTTGGCATTTTGCCTTGAGATTGTAGATTATTGAGGATGAGTTTAACCAAAGGCATTTGAAATTCTTGGCTTAAGATAGAATAGACACCACCTAATGCAGTCTCTAATTCTTGAGCCATATATCTTACTTCTTCTGCAGTCACACGTTCTGCGTTCCTCTGCACACTAGAGTTAAGCAAGAAAGCAAACGATAGACGATCACTAATGATCCTCATGGTTTCCATAGAAACTCTAAAGTCCATAGCCTTTTGAACTTGTAGTGTACCTACATCATTTACATCACCAGTAATGATTGCACCATTAGGAGCAGTCGCTATGTTTTTAGCTTTGGTTGTTCCATTTGGTCTAACCATAAATAGAACTTTTGCTGAAGCTGCAGAACCTTCAACGATAGATTTGGTAAGAGCTTCAAGTGATTTTAGATCACCTATGTATTCTTCTACAAAGCCACGACCATAGTCTTCACCATCAATGCGAGTAAATCTTAATGGAATAAAAGGATTAGTATCATCTTTATATTTACCCACTGATTTAGGAATAAGAATGTCTTGGACTTCTTGATAGACTTCCCATCCTTTGTCTTTACGACAGACTTTGGTGTAAAGATCATAGTTCTTAATATTCTTATCTTCTGGATCAGTAAGTAATTCTCTTACATCTGCATCAAGCATTAAAGGTGAGATACTTTCTTTTGTAATAATCTCTAAGACATTACCCATTGCATCTCGTTTGATAACATATCTATCTAAACGAAAGACTTTCATACCTTCATTTTTAGGCATGTAGACTAAAGCATTACCAGATATAATGAGTTGTTTGAGTGCTTCAAAGACTGGCACTCTAACTGCTGATCCTTCAATGACTTGCAATCCTGCTCGTTCTATTCTTCCTAATGCTTCTTCTACTGCACCTCTTGCATCAGTTCCTGCCACTTGAGCTAAGTCATAGTCATCAATCATTAAACGAAAGAAAGGACTATTGGGTGGTAAAAGAGTAAGTAAAAGTTTTGATGCTAAATTATTTACACCTCTTGATCCTACAGATTGATAAGGAGTTTCATAGTTTGTTGAATAGTTATGTCCTTCTGGTGGCATGAGCATTGGAAGTGTAAGCACTGCAGCATCTCTTGCTCTTTCTAAAAAGGTATTTCTTTCTGTTTCCAACATAGCATATCGTTTAGCTAGGGTGTCAGCTTTATCATCTACCTCATACTTCATTATTTAATCCTTATGTTGGGATACCTAGACCAGAATTACCTGCAGGAATATTTAATCCAGTTTGAGAGCTTGTATTTCTAAGACCTCTTTTGCCTAGCTTCCTAGTTCTTCTTCGTCTAATTGCAGACCTCAATTTATTTGGTAAGTCTGGTATCTCTTCAATATCAGTCGCTTGTCCACCACCAGTTCCACTAACTGGACTTGATGCACTACTTGAATATCTAGCTTCTTCATCTCCACCACTACTCATATCTACAGGATCAACTGTAGGAGTAACTGTTGGAGTAACTGTAGGTGTTGTAGTTACTGTTGGTGTAACAGTAGGTGTGGAAGAACTATCACTTGTTGATACAGGTATTCCAGAACCACCTTGTCCTGTTCCTGTACCTTCTGGATTTTTGTAATACTTATCACCTGCAGTACCAGAATAATTAGTTAAATAGCTTTCTTCTTTTTCTCTAAAAAGTTCTTTTTCTTTTGCAGTAGGTTTATCATCGTCACCACCACTACTCATATCTACAGACTCATTAAAGCCATAGTTCTTAGTTTCTTTAGGAGCAGTCTTTTTCTTACCTTTATATCCATATTTCTTTTTAGATTTAGGTGTAGAACTTGCTCCAGTATTTGTACCAAATTTACCAGATATACTATAGCCATCATTAAAATATACCATTGTTCCCCCTAGTCATTCATCTGCATACCAGAACCACTACTTGGTATCTGGAGACCACTGTTTCTTCTAATCCTTAAAGCTTTCTTGCCCATCATATTTTTGGCTTGAGCTTCAGAACTGGTTTCATCTTCATAAGCTCCTGCTATGAAAGTGGGTGTTTCTGTTTGCATCACTGCTGATCTAGCAGGTGCAGGTTTTGGTGCAGGGGGTTTTGTGTTAAAGCACATTATTCTTCCTCTAGGGTTTCCTCAAATAAGGATTCTAATTTCTGGATAATACTTTGCTGTCCTTGCAAGTATCGTAATTCTTCTAGGGTTATCTTTTGAGAAGGTAATCTATCTGGATAAGAAGTTTTAAGTTCATCCAATAGAGCCTTTGATATACTCAAGTTCTTACTAAAGATTGCCATCTAAATTCTCGTTGATAAATTCTTACAATAGCCACGTGAAGCATGTGGTATTAACACGTAAAAATTTAATCTTTGTTGAAAGTCTTTTATCTGTTTCTCACAGCTTTCTATACTTTGAGTTGCTCCTTCTTTTGGAGTAAAAGTTTTACAACTGTGTAAATTTCCATATCCATCCATCATGCACACTGTCATAAAGGCTTGGAACATGGTTGCTAAAATAGTCATAGGAATGTCCTCTGTTTACTATACTGTACCCTTAGAGGACATTCTGACTGTTTAGTTATGATTTAATCACATGTTTTGTGACCAGTATTGGGGTCTATATAACAAGCTTCAGCATCTGGTTTTTCTATAACTTCATTAAGAATACCATATCTTTTTCCTGCAGCTCTAAAGGTTGTTATGCCTTTAGCTCCACCTGCCCAAGCTTTATAATATAAGTCTTTAAACTGCTCGTAAGTAACATCATCACCTACATTACAAGTTTTAGAAACTGCTGAGTCTATAAACTTTTGACATTGTATAAGAACATCAACATGGTCATTTGCTGTAATATCATTAGCAGTTCTTCCTTCTACACCATGACGATAAGCATAGTCTTCTACTCTCTCTACATAATTTCCATCAAACTCACTGATAGTTCTATCATAATAAAGAGAGAAGGGTGGTTCTATTCCACTTGAAACATTATCTGCAGTCAGACTAATTGTTCCAGTAGGAGCTATAGAAGTTAAATGAGAATTTCTAATTCCATGTGTTGCTATTAACTTTCGAATATCTTTAGGTAATGTCTTTATAAATTTACCTTCTAAATATTTTTCTTTGATGAATAGAGGGAAGCTACCTTTTTCGTCTGCTAATTTTACTGATGTATAATAACAGTTGTCTCTTAACATTGTTAAAACTTTTTCTGTAAATCTTAAAAAGTCTTTAGCTCCATAACGATAACCTAAAAGTTCTCCTGCATTAGCTAATCCTGTAACACCAATACCCATTCTTCT